TCCTCTGACAACTGCCCTTGCATAGTCAAGCCTTTCAAGAAAATCAGCATCCATGTTGACTTTGCCAGAAGTTCCTGTGCTTTGACAAGAGCTGCATTTGCAATCAAATTCTGAAAATTTAAAATGATTCATTGTTTGTGTGTTTGTTGCCACCAGGATACAAATAGACCTTCTGCTATTCTACAGGCTATGTAAAAAGCAAGAAAATCCATTTTATTTGCTCAAGTGTGTTCCATCACAATACCCATCTGGATGCTGTGTGTTTCCACATTGACATGGCTTTGGTCCTTTCATGACTTTTTAGTTTTCCTAGTGACTTTCTTTTTGACTTTTTTTGCAGCCTCTTTCACATCTTCTTTGACATCTTCAAAAGCTTCCTCTACTTTGTCTGGAATGCCATCTTTGTCTTTGTCTGTGAAAACTCCATTGTAAGTCAAAACACCTACAATGGCTGCTGCAATAATTAAAATTGAAATTGCTACTATCATTTTTTTGTTTTTGGTGGATTAGTTTGTAGGTCATAATCTATAGACTTAGACAACAGAACTCTGTCAAGTGTGTTGTCATAATTCTCTAAGATTTGGGTTTGCAGTTCAATGATCATTTTCTCTAGTCTGTCTTTTTCAGAGACTAGAAGCTCAATCTGATTTTCTTTTTTATCAATTGTCCCTTTTAGTGCATCTACATCATGAGGATCTCTTCCTGTGATTGTGCTTATTATCATAGGAATTGAGGCTGAGATAGCTCCAATGAGCATGAGAACAGTCTCTTTATTAGAAGGTAAAACAGGAAATTGAATGAAAACAACAATGATCCCGATGATAAATAGAAAAATGATGAGTGATCCAAAATATGACCTCAGAGCTTTTGCCCTTCCATTTGTAGGTAGTTTCATTTTTTTAGTCTGTTATAAATTCCAATGCAACTGTAAATGATTGCACTGATTAAACTGATGACTTGAAGCACAGGAGTGACATCCTGCAAGCTGATTAGCAGTGCTATGAATGTCAATCCTATTGTTCTCAAATCTTCCATTAATGTAAGTGAACAGTTCTAACTGGACTTCCATTTCTAGTGAGTGAATAATTTCCTACAGCATACACTTGCCCATAAACTGATCTTGCAGAATTTATATAAGAGTTGGTTGCATTCCCTTCAGCATACCAACTGTAATTCCTAGAGCCACCACTACTCATAGATGGAATATATTCATAGTCATTGGCATACCAAGACACGCCACTAGCACATTGTTTGCCAAAAGTGTGATTGTACATAGAATTTGCAGGCATAGACCTACTCAAGCTAGTAAATCCTGACCTACAACTACCATAGTAAACATAGCCATTGAATGGTCCTTGATTTGCATAGGTAGAAATTGCGTTTCCTGAGCTTGCATAAGAAATAGAGACTGCAATAGGAGCTGCATTTGTCGCTTGACTGACTGTAGAGCCTCGAACTTCTCCTGCTGCATTGATCGCAAAAGCCGTTGCATAGTAAGTTGTTGATGCACTTATAGAGGTCATACTTCTTGAAAAAGTTCCTGTTCCACTCCCAACAGTGTACTTTGTGTTTGAAGCATAATTTGATGATGTCCCAAAATAGAAGCCTCTACTTGTTATTGTGCCACCTCCATCATTTGTGACATTACCATTTATTGTCATAGAATTGTAGGAAACGCTAGAAGCTGAATTTGTCACAACAGTAGCTGCAACAACATCACTTTGTCCATAAAAAGCCTGCATAGAGATTTCTCCAGAGCCTAAGCCTGCATCATCTCTTGCTGTGAGCAATGATATATCCTCTGTCCCAGGCTGATCAAACTCTGCTTCAATGTCTGCAATTAGTGCAATTTGTCCACTTGATACAATCGGCATAATTTAAAATTTTTAATCTCTTACTAACTCAGTTAAACCTTCTCTTGTTAAAATGTCCTCATAGCATTGCTCATAGACATTTCGATCATAGTCATAGTCTGGTAAAATTTCACCTCCAAAAAACAAAGGGTTTTCTGGATCTTCATTTCTAGCCTGTTCACTCGCATAGGCTGCAAATCTGTAAGGCACAACTTTGACTTGATCATATCCTGTTGACTCATCACTTACAGAATAGTAGTGCCTGTCTAATTGTATAAAATAGACAACTAGATAGACATTTGTGTAGTCTGTTTGAGTTCTTACTCGCACAGGTACTTGTATTTCAACAGAAGTACCATCTGGTGTTGTTTTTGTTTCAGTTGTAAACTCTGTTTCACTGTCAGTGTAAACAACATTGCTGCAGTTTCCTATTAAAGCCATTTCTATCTATTTTCTAGTTTTTCTACTTTTTCGCTTAATGTTTTCACAGACTCAATCAGCAAACCTATCAGACCATTATAGTCAACTGTCAAATGACTATCATCAGAGTCAAGAGACTTGACCTCTTTTACTAGATGAGGCATCACTTTTTGAATGTCCTGTGCAATAACACCAGAGCTTTTTGATCCATCCTTTTTCCAATTAAAATCAACTCCCTTGATTTGTTCTATAGTTTCAAGAGGTGCAAAAATTGGCTTGATGTTGTTTTTAAGTTTTTCATCAGATGACACTGTAGTTGATGCTGCAATCACATCTCCATCAACATGTAGATCTCCATCAGCTTCAAGTCTCATTTCATTAGATCCATTTACATAGAAATCCATCTGTGTGTCTGTAGTCCAGGTGATGTAGTCTCCAGAATCTTTTCCAAATGTTCCTGCATAGACAGTAGAGGCATCAATTTGTCCATTGTTTGTAGAAGCAGCTTGTCCAATTCCTAAGCAATGAAATTGAATGTGTCCAGATGTTCCTAATCCTATGGAGTCTCTTGCAGTTGATCCACTCTCAACAACAAAGTTTGTCCCATCTCCAACAACAAAGCCTCCATCAGCTGCTGTCAGAGCAGCTAAAGAGTCAGAAGAGTTGTTTGCGACATAGTCAACTACTGCAGCACTTGTTGGAAGTGTTGTGTCATTGTCATTTGATCCTATTCCTTCAGCTTCAGTCACTATAGCAGCATCTGCAATCTTATCAAGTGTCACTGCATCATCAGCAATTTTTGCTGTTGTGATTTGTGAGTCAGCAATGTGAGCTGTGTCAATAGATCCATCAACAAAATGCTCAGAATCAATTGAGTCATCAGCAATCTTTGCTCCATTTACAGAATCAGCAGCAAGAGCTGTGTTGTCAACACTTCCTGGAGCATAGTGTTCTGCATCTATGGAATCAGCAGCAATGTGTTCTGAATCAATTGCATCATCAGCAATTTTTGTCCCATCTACTGCATCTGCTGCAATCTTTGCTGTAGTGACTGCAGAATTTGCAATTGTCAATGCAGTTGCTCCTGTCACATCTCCTGTGTGAGTTGCATTTGTCACTTTTGCTGTATTTGCTGCAATTTCAGTGTTTATAGAATTTGCTAATTTATCAGCAGTCACTGCATCATCAGCAATTTTAGCAGTAGTCACATTTGCATCTGTGATCTTTGCTGTTGTCACTGCACTGTCAGCCAGGTTTGATGTGCCTACAGCTCCAGCATCTGTTGAGAGCTTACCAGCCAAAGATGTTGTCATAGTTCCTGCAAAGTCTGCATCATCATTGAGTGAAGCAGCAAGCTCATTGAGCGTATCTAGAGCAGCAGGAGCTGCATCAATTGCATTTGCAACAGCAGTGTCTGCATAGGCAGTTGTCGCTATTTTTGTGGAATTATCTCCAGCAGTCTGTGTTGTTGTAGTTGGATTCCCACCTAGTGCAACATCATCTGCAATTCTAGCAGAAGTCACAAAGTCATCTGCATAGATTTCAGCAAAATTGTTTTTTGATTTTGTTGCAAAAGCTCTGAGATTATCACCATCTCCCGAGTTCGCTGCTGTGCCTGTATTTATTACTTCTAAAGCCATTATTTAAAATTAAAAAGTTGTTTGATCTGCAGTGTATATTGTTTGATCTGCAGTGATTGTTGTTGAATCTGCTGAAAGGATTCCTCCGTCTGCATTAAATGGATAGATTGAACCCCATCCACTTGCTGTATTTGTGTCTCCCCACCAGCTTGTTGTATATATCTGCCCATAACTCATAAAACCCAATCGATTTTGAATGATTCATAATTTGGACTCATGTCCTCATTGCTGTTTGAAAACCATTCTGGGAAGTTTGTAGAGGCATTGAATGCCATGTGATCTAGAAACCTCTCAGTGTAGCTCTCAGCTCTTTGTCTTTCTATTTGTACAAGATCCTTGATCTCTTCAGCAGAAGGCTCAGAAGCGTTCTCTGATGTATGTTTAAACACTCCTTTGTTTGAGATAGTGTAGGCTGCTGTCTTTAGGAACTCTGATAGTGTCAAATGGATCAAAATAGGCTTCACAAAATTGTTAAGCAGATCCAGATAGGGATTTGACAGTGAGCTTCCAGCAATGTCAGATGCTAGTTTGTTGTAAAGGTCAGTCCCTATGATCTCTCTGAGATATTGAGTCTGAGCCAGGTGCAAAGCAGGAACAAGCTTGTCACTGTCTATTGAGGAGTCTAGGATGGGACTCTTTCTGATTATATCGTTTTTGCTACAAAATAAAACTGTTGCCATATTAAACTGCTCTTCCTTTATTTGGTCGGTCTCCTGGAGGAGTTCCTTTTATTCCTTTTCTTTTTAGTCCTGGCACATTTGCCACTCTCTTGTCATTTTCTAGATCATCTGTGCTGCTAGGCTCTAGGAACTTTCCTTGAGTGTCTCTTTTTCTGAAAAAAATCATTCTCTTGAAAAAATGTCTGCAGTTAACACCTCCAGAATAGAGAAAAATGCTATAGTTGTCAGATCCTCCTTTTCCTAGTCCTGGATTTGGATCTAGTGCTGACAGTGCATCAATATCTTCTAGCCTATAAAGTAGTCCATGCTTTGTGCCTGCATTTCTTGACATCATCTCAACACAAAACTTTCTTTGTGGATTAGGATTTCCAGCATAGACATATCTCAGTTTGTAAAGACCTTTGTCCTCTTTGCTTTTAGTGTCTCCATCTGCAGTGTTTGCAAACATGTCTATTTTCGACAAACTGTACTCATGCTGTGGATCTGTGACTGCTGTCTCTTCTATCAGTTCCCACTCATCAGAAATGTCCTCTCCATACTGTGACAGCTTTTCTATGATTAAACTTTCATGCTCTACACTTAGATCTGGTTTCTGACTTGACAACTGCTGTCCTGTTTCCTCTTCAACTTGCTCCTTTGTCACAGCATTGTCTGTATCTGTGAACTCTATTGGAGTCAGTGTCTGCACATAAAGATCCAAAGAGATGCCATTTACTCCTAGGATGTCATCAACTGCATCTATAATGTCATTTTGATAAGGTTTAATCACTAGGTTTTCAAACAGATTGTGTGCATTCTGGATCTCTTCTGCATTGTTTCCAAGTGAGTTCCCTGTGTCTCTGATTCCTACTAGAAGAGGTGATGTGATTCTGTGTCCTATCATGAGCTTCCTGGAACACTCCTCAGAGATGTACTGATAGACTTCTGCAGAGTTTGGGGGGTTTATATCCTCAATGGTTGTTTTGTTCTCTACAGAGTCGCTAAATGAGACAATCACTTTCTCTCCATGTACTCCTGTGAGCTTGTCTGTGATCTCTTGTTTGATTTTTCTCATGCCCTCCACTGATGGAGATCCATTTGCAAATGAAACTAGCTTTGATCCAGAAAAAGAGTTCTCAACCTCATTGACCAGGAACTCAGAAATTGAGCATTCTAGCTTTCCATAGTTTAAAGAGCCGATGTAGTCTGGCACTGAATAATAGTGCATTGATGGAATGTGCCTTCTAATGATATAGATTTCATTTTTTGCACCAGATCCAAACACAGGAATCCTGGTCAGATTGTCTCCATCTTTGTAGTCTTTCCATTTTGGATGATAATAGTAGGCATTTATTGCTCCTTTGTCATCACACTTCTCTGCTCTTAGTGTCTCTCTATTGAAATGTGATACTTTGACCACTTTTTTCTGTAAGTAGCTCACCTGGATAGCAGCTTCTCCCAGGAGCTTGTAGTCAAGTGCTATTTTTTTGAGGTCTTTAGCTTTAAATAGTGATTTGAACTGAGCAAACTCATCTGGCTTTTTGGAAGCATTGTGAGCATGCAACCCCTTGCCCACGATTTGATTGACAATTCCTGTGATTGTGCTGTGAGATGTTGGACTGTTTAGATAGACATCTATAAGCTCATCATAGAAAAGATTGTTTGTGCCAAAAGCTACAAAATCCTTCTTTGCATCCTCTATGACTTCTGGAGTCTGATAGGCTTCTAATTGTATTACTTCCAGGCTATTCATAAACTAGATAGTCATTTGTCGAGCTTGTTTCAAAAGTGAATTGTCCTGTGTTGACTGAATAGCTAGAAGCTGTCTGATCTGTCACAAAGAGCTTTTCCCTGTAGATCACTTTTGATGTTGCTGTGTCTGTTATTTTTAAAATGTAGCTCATGTCTTTGTTTGCATCAAAGCCAAATGTTGCTGTGTGTGTTCTATAGTAGTCAACCTCAGCAAAGCTTGTTGCTGTAGCATTGTAGGTCTCTGTGTTGTTTGTCTCATTTGTGATTTGCACCCTGTAGGTAGTTGATCCTGTTGAGTCATAGCTCCTAGGGACAAAGTTGATTGTGTGAGAAGATGATGATCTGTCCAGGATTGTCATTTGCTTGTTTTGTAAATAGCTTTGTTTGTTTTTATTCTACCTATGGTCTCCAGAACTTCAACTCCAGAGTCACCGATCTCTTTTTTCAGTTGTGCTTTGCTGATCTCAGAAAACTCTGAACTGTCAAAAGGCTTTTTAAATGCCTTAAATGTTTTTGTCTTTTTTGCCATTGTGTTTGTTTTTATGTGTTTGAAGGGGAGGTCTTAAATAGAACACTCCCCAAACAAAACACAAAGAGAATTTTTAGCTGTTTGTTCCTACAGTAATTGTCTCAGTAAATGAACTCCAACCTGCTGTTGGATTCGCATGGGTTGCTGAATCAACAAAGTTTGGAGGGAGAGGCTCTTCAGATGTAAATTCCATCACATATTGAGAAGCATCTCCAAATGCACCTCCTGTCTGCATACTAGCAGATGTCAGCTCTACTCCATGGTCTTTGCCTAGCAAAAAGAAATTGGAGTTGTTATCTTCACATATTATCGCTAAACGCTGATAACTTATCAACTTTAACTCTTTTTGATCTTCCTTAGTCAATTTTGGGAGAGATAGAGACAAAACAGTGGAGAAAAACGAAGTGCCATTGTCTCTTGACACATTCGCTGTAGTCTCCATAGTATTGCCAGATCCTTTTAGGTCATATTGAAAAAGTGTCGCTGTGCCATCAGCATCAGTTGCTTCATCATCACTTCCCAGAGTCACAGTTCCTAAATCACTCCAATTCATTAACCAGGCAGTTTTTAATCCTCCGATTTGGTCCTTACAGTTAATTGCACGACCTTTTGAAATATCACATGCCATTTGTTATTGGTTTTTAGTTAGTTAAGAATTATGTGTAATAAACGATCTCTGCAGCGTTTGCAATGTTTACTCCTTGAGATCCTCTCAAAATCACTCTAGTGTTCTGAGATCCATCAAATTTGCTCATGTCGATGACAGAAGCTTGATTGTTTTCAGAAAATAAAGCAGTTGAGAAAATCAAGTTGCTTGCTCTTGTAGCAATCATGTCGTTTGTTGGCATCCCTGGTGCATGGAAAACTTTCACTCCCTCAAAGAAGAGTTCCTGTTGTCCTCTGTACCATGTAGCTCCTTTGTCCTCATAACCAGCAGCACCTAATCCAGAAGCACCAAAGCCTCCTAAACTTGACACGAATGACTTAAAAATGTGGGTACTCACATATAGATAAAGGTCATCTGCTCCATAGATTTCGTTCGGAATTGCCGAAATAACTTTTGACATTTCTGTAGGTGCATTTGCAGCATCCACAGTTGTTCCTGTCACATCAACTACATCAGAGTCAGCAGCAGCTAGAACAGTGATTCCATCTGTTTGACCTTCTGTAGCATTTGCTCCTTGCCAGAAGTTTGTTTCCATGTTTGCAGCTACTTTGTCAACTACATGCTGTAAGATGAAGTCTCCTAAGTCTTTTGCAATTCCAGACTTGATGCCTTTCATTTGTAAAGACTCCCAAGTTGTGCGATAGTTTTTAGCACAAAGCTGTAAGTTCACCTGGAACTCTTCTGGCTGAAGAACCAATTCTGTGGTTTCTAGGGTTCCTGTCGGGCTGAAATCACAGCTGGCTGATTTGATTAAGTTAGCATCAGAAGCGAGTACCTGGATCACTTCTTTGCCTTGAATGTTGTCTCTGATGTCCACTGCTCCAGATGCTAAAGTTTTTCCAGAGAGCAAAGCTGCAGAGAGATAACCAGCAGCCTTCTTGCCACTGTAAGTGTTATCAGTAAATGTGTGTGTAGTTGCCATTATTCTTGATTAAATTGATTTACTAGATTGTTTAAGTATTTTGCTCTTGTCACAGTCACATTCTCAAAAGTTGATTGTGCTTCTGTGCTGACACTTTCTGGATTGTGTGAAATCTCTTCCACAGCTTCAGCAGCAAGTTCAATGTCATTGATGTTTTCCTCAACCTCAGCAGGAGCTTCTTTTGCCTCAAGCATTGTTTTGATCTCAGTGATCATGCTTGACAAGTTTTCTACTTCCTCCTTTGTTGCATAAACTACCTTGTGTGTTGTCTCTTCAGACTTCACTTTTTCAGCAGAGTCATCCTCAGAAGCTTCCACTTCTGATGCTTCTTCTTCAGCAGGCTCTTCACTACCAGCTTCTTTGATTTCTCCTATGATTCCTTCCTCTGTGACAGAGAGTGATTCCCCAGAGTCCAGGGTATATTCTCCAATAGGAAGAGGCACAGAGTCCTCAGAGTCACTGACAATAAAAACTTGCTGTCCAGATTCAAAGCTCTCAGCTTCGATCTGTGTCCCATTCTCTAGAGTCATTGTTGCAAGCTCTACCTTTTGCTCAGATAGCTCAATGCCCAAAGTCTCTTTGATTTGATTCAACATGTCTATTGCTTTCATTCAGTTAAATGTTTATAGTATTAAAACGGATGAGCAGCAGAAAATCGGTCATATTTTTTGACCTTTTTTAGATTGCACCTATTCCCTGGGCATGAGTCTCTCCTGTGCAGCACTTTTTGTCATAGGTTTGCTTGTCTTTACACAGACAGGCTCTGTCTCCACCTACTCTGTTGATTCTGCTGACTGTCTTTCTTGATTTCTTTCTCATTTATTGCTGTTTATGTGTTTGACAAGGCATGTACCAGGTTTGTCCTTCTAGATCATGAGTGTGAAATCCTTCACATCCTAGATCTTTTGCTTTCTCTTCTGCTTTTGTTTGGGAACTGTAGGCAAGTCTGTCATCTATGATTGCCATTTCTGTGTCAATGATCATTGTTTTCAGCTCCTGGGACTCTAAAGGCACACAATTCGGAACTCTCCTTCCATTTTTCATCTTCATTCCTACCATTTCATAGCCTGCCTGGCATGGATTGTCATCATCTAGCATTTCAGAAAGCAGATCAAGCTCTCTTAGTTTAGATCCTGCCCATCTTAGACCAGCTTTGCCACCCCATAGTAGATAAGATATTGTCCCACATGCAGAAGAGTCACTCTCATCATAGTACTCTCCAGCTCTTGACAGATAGCTGTACATCCTCTGAACAGTTTCAATTGTGATATTGCCTCCCTCTGACAAGGTTTTACTCCTTATTTTTCCCACCTGGGTTGCACATTTGTTTCCATTTTTCTCATTGAGTTCTCTTCCTCTCTTTGCATTGTTTTTCACAGCATCTGGATAGTCAGAAAAAGACTCCATCTTGTACTTCTTTTTCTTCTTTTTCTTTTTGCCATAGCCTAGCATGTCTTTGACCTCTGACATCATGAACTCAGCCTCCTGGTTTTCCATTTCAGCAAGCTTCTCATCAATTGTTTTGTCTTTTGGTCTCTGAGTTGCCTTTTCTGACATAAAGGCTTCAATAGAAAAACCTTTCACTTTTTTAGTTTTGATGTAATTGTTCCAGATGTCATCATCATTGACTTTCATAGACACCATCCATGTCCCTTCTGGGAGATCCATGCCATAGTGAGCTGATTTGTCTTTGTCTTTGTTCTCTATGATCCAGGACTCAACAACAGTCATTCCTTCTAGCTTGTATTTATGCTCTAGAGTAGAGTTTGATTGATTGCCATTGACAAAAAACATCTGTGATGTTTTCTCTACTGTCTGTCTATTA